AACGTTTCTTTCAGCTCATCATACGACTTTACTGTAAATACTGACTCAAGATCATGGGCATCGTTATGAATAGCTTCAACCCCACCTTGATAATCAGTATTCAACGTCTTAGGCAACCCGAATTTTGATGAAACATACGTTGGATAATCACCTTGCTTTTCAACCTTAACACGGAAGTCACAACCATTAGCTACATCAAAGATGCGAGGACCGAAATCTTCAGCTTCTTCACCTTGCATAGCTTCCATAATGATATGCAACTGTCGACCAAAGCGCAACAACTTAATTGTACCGTTATTGTCAGGATTAACAGGGTCATTTACAACATACACATTGACCATCCAGTTTTCACGACGCATAATTGCTGCTGCCTTAGACTTTTCCTCTTCAGAACCGGTCTTTGACAACCTATACCTTGCTTCAGCAATAGGATCACGTTCACCCCACGTATTAGGACTGATCTGATTAATGTATTGACCAGTTGCAAACGAGGTCCAACCATGAGTGTAATAATGGAAGAACGTCTTAGCTGGGTCTTTAACATTAGGAATCAATCTTACAGTGTAAGTATTGCCTACTTCCGTCCTTAGAAACTGACCACGATTGGATTGTCCAGTGGTCTTTTCCATGCTATCTTTAATACTATCGAATAATGTTGCGATGTTTGTCATAATTTTAGTTTAGTTTAGTTTTTTTATCTTATTCGTATAGGTAACACTCGTTACCTTACAAAAATAATTATAGAATCAGCTGCAATTAAATCAACCCATAACTTTAACAGCTGAATCAAAAAATTTCTTGAAGATGCTCTTAGTCTGTTCAGAGCAATTGTAGAATTTTACTCTCATTTTAGCGATATCATTGAAGGTATCACCGAGAATGTGTTGTCTAATCTCAACATCAACTGTTTTAAGTTGAGACTCAAAAGATGGGTACATAAAAAGAAAAAGCAGAGTTATTTTTCCATGTTTAAGATGTTCGAAAAAAGAGTTCATCGAATTTTCCTCTCTATAATCAACATAATCAGAAAATTTTATCTTCTTTTCTTTGCAAAACTTAATTACAAACTCCATTGATAGTTTAAAACTCTTCTTAGCATCATCTGAATCAGGAGATTGTCTGTTTATTGAGTTAATATACTCGCGATACAACTTTACTGCTTTCATTGACAGATAAAAATCTAAACCTAAATGAGGGTTGTCTTTGTATATTGCAAAAGGAGCTTTAAAAAATTTGTTAATGTTAATATTTTTATGCTTGTTAAAGAAGTTTGCAAGCTTTGTCAAATATAATTTTGTAGATTCGTCTACTTTATCGAAGTTTTGTCTGAGTTTAAAAGGCTTACCTTGGTTAGATCTTGTCTCAGCAAGATGTTTATTATAAATTAGCTTTTCAAATTCAGTCATTAAAGAAATAATATGACTAAACTTAATTAATCAAATTCTTCCTCTTACTATTAACATACTTCATAATGTATTTGCTCTTATGAAGTGAAGGATCAAAGAATAAAAACATCTGAACGAACTCAAAATCAGTATCTATATCAAGTAACTCTTTGAAAAACGTACGAAGCTTTTTATCTTTAAGTAACATTATAAAGATATTAGGCAAGTTTACCTTTTTGTTATGTAGAATAGAAATAAAAGAGCAAAACCCCATAAACGTATGAGTTACCTCTTTAACGTGCGTGTTCTCTACTGGGTTATTGCTTGTAATTTTCATGCTTTAGTAAATAGTTTCGAAAACTTTAAAAACTTTTCGTTGATTACACCACCTGCTGAATCAAAATGACCTCCCCCATCACAAAGTTTTTCAGCTAACTTACTCAAATTTACATCACACTTAGTACTTTTCCTTAAACTAACTCCTTTTGACTTTAAATTAACAACTAAACAAATATCAGCGTTGTATATTTTAATTAATGACGACGCTACTTCATTAATGTTATGATCACATTGAATACAAACTACTTTTCTTTTAGCTCCATCAACCGGTAACGTAACAGTAAACACGTCTGATGTATTAACAGCTTCATCTACCTTCTTTTTAGCAATTGAAATCATATTCAACTGATAATTACTGAATGGAATAAACCCGTTATCGAATTCAGTTATAAACTTACCAATCCTATCACCAGTATAGCTCCATAGTACCGTATTCAAACCAATACTTTCAGGATAGTTAAGTGTATAGCTATCATAATCATCAATAAGTGTGATTAATTTAGCTTTTGATGGTGTTAGTTTAGCTTTTAAGGAATTGTCTTGTGTTAAGAGGGTTTTTAACACTAACTTAGTTGTTGAAGTGTAAGTCTGATCAAGCACCAACGTTGCTTTTTTGTAACTTACATAACCATCTTTACCATTATGGTGATCAATAACGACAATGTTATCATGATCAAGTAAATCACTATGTTCAGCAACGTTGATATCGAATATATAGACTTTTTCATAGTCTGAAATTCTATTATTACCCATCCACTTAAGGAAATCTTCCCTAAAGTTCTTATGAGATGAAACGGTATACGAAGCGTCGTTAATTAGCCATTTATAAACTAAGTAACTACCAACACCATCTAAATCACAGTCGGTGAATACATAACTTTTACCAGACATTAAGAATAATTAGTAACTTCAACGGTTTCTTCAACCATTAGCTTTTAACTCCATAGCGCTTAACACATCATTAGCAGCATTTTCGATATTACCACTTTCTCCATCAGTAATAGTCAAAGTAGGGTAATGAATACTAAATTCACTATTACCATGATTAGGTCCGAATCGATTCTTCATTACACCCATTCTAAGTATATCTAAGTCCTTATCACCTTCTTGTTGATATACGGAAAAGATAGCATCAGCACCCATAGCCAACCCAATACTTTCACCAATTGTATCAAGCCCTGGGTCTGCTTCATCATAACCAGATCTATTTAACTGGGTTGCTGTAATAACAGGGCAATTGTACTGATATGACAATGCACGTACTTGTTCTGTAGCATACTTGACTCGTTCATAACTATTTTGACCTATACTTGAATGCGTCAAGTTAATATAGTCAAGAACAATAGCATCTAATTTATTACCATTCTGTTCTATCTTTTTAATAAAGGCACCTAACTGAGCTGCAGTAATAGTACTAGGTGGAAACTCTTTAATTAACAACCTACTAGTTGGGTTATTAGTAACAAACGATTGTAACCTATCTTCTAGTTGTGGTATCTCATGTCTAAGACTGTTTATCTCAATACCTGTAAGGTTACCAGCTAATCTCTTAGCATATACCATTTCAGACATTTCAAGACTAACCAATAGTACCGTTTTACCTTGTTTAGCTATGTTACATGCAAGGTTACCCAACACAATAGACTTACCAACGTTAGTTTCACCTGCAAATATATAGATAGAACGACCATTTTGTAAGAAGCCACCGTCTAACTTATTATCTAACCATTGATAACCTGTAGATATAGTAGGTTCATCAACTCTTAGTTCATCTAACAATAATGAATAGTTACGAAACATATCGAAACCGGTATCTACTGATAGGTTAATACCGCAACAACGTTCAAACTTATCGTAAATAGATGCAGGGTCGATATTACCTTTAGAACACTCAGTTGCAACATCAGTCATTGTATGAAACACTGACTTCTCTTTAAGAAAACGTTCCGTGTTATTATACAACTCGTCATTATTAAGATTCTTATCAATATCTTTAATCTTACCTATAACACTCTTAAAGTCTTGTTTAAGTTCAGGTGTATTACAGAAAGAAAGTATCTCAGTTTTGTTAGGTACTGTAAATCTCTTTTGAAAGAATGATGTAATAATCGAAAATATCGATTTAAAGCTTTTATCAGTAAAGAATCGTGGTTCAACATGGTCAATAACTGATGCTAAATAACGTTCATCAGTAAGACTTTTGTAAACCACGATCTTTTCGAAGTAATCTAAGTCTAATGCTTGTCTACTCATATATGTAGACGATTATATGCTCAAGACTCTTGTTTATCAAGTTTTACTTGTTCGTTAATCCATCTATATGTTAAAAGAAGACCATCTTTAAGGCTAAAGTTAGGTGACCAACCAAGTTTTTCTTGGATAAGTTTGTTATCACTGTTTCTTCCACGAACACCGGTAGGTGCATCTAATTTATGTGTAAGAGAAACCGATTTACCACTAATAGAACCAAGGTATAGAGCCATTCTATTAATAGATACCATTTCATCAGAGCCGATATTAACTGGTCCGGTAAAATCTGACTCCATTAAACGACGGATACCTTCAACACACTCATGAACATATAGGAAAGATCTTGTTTGTTTACCATC